TTCACGCTTGAATTTTTTAGTTTTGGTTTTTGTAGAAGGTTTTTCACCAGTGTTTACATATAATGTAAAGACACTACCATATCCACTGCCGAAGGAGCCTTCCGCCACATCTCTTGCAGGTTCGTCTACCATATCACCAAAATCTAATTGATCAACTACTTCTGGTGCATTTGATTCTAACCAAGCTTTCACTAAAGGACGGACGCAACCATCTGGATCTTCTTTGGCCTGATCTTTGATTTGTTTGAACAATTCTGGATCTTCGATAATGCCTTTTAGGCTTTCGATAGCATTACTACCATCTACACCTGCTGGAAAATGTTCACCTACTAATTCTTGTAATTGTTGTATAGCTGCCTGTTGTTCTTCTGGATCTTCGCTGGTTACAGCCGATTCTTCGCCTAGTGCGTATACCCATCTTTCAAAATTTTCAAAAGGGTCATTATTTTTCTCTGTAGATTCTTCTTCGATCTCTGATTGTGCTGTCATTTCGACTATGTCGTCATAGCCTATTTCGTTTTCTTTCATTAATCTATATAATACAGGGAATACGCTCTTAATATCTTCTTTAAAATTTCTAACAGTGAATTGATCAGTAAATTGTTCTACTACTTCTTCTGGAACTTCTAACCTGTCCTGTGCCTGGAAATTTTCTCTGTATGCCTCATAATGACTTTGTTTAGACAAGGCCTTGATTTGCTCTCTTAGAGAATCGAGATATTCCGAACTGCGTTCTACGATGTTATTGTTCATAGAATTCATCAGATCATTACGAACAACATAATTGCCAAAACTCTTTAATTGAGCTATTTCTTCGCTCATTTCAATAATGCTTTTGCCGATATCATCGTAAGGCAAACCACCATTAGCCACATGACGTTGCATAGCGCGAGCACCTGCTAGATGGATGAACGGATACTTAAATCTTTCTCCATCTTGGTTTTCAACAAACAGCGCAGAGATATTTCTAGTCCTTGCTCCTGGTTGTGTGTCGTCCATTACTGCTTGGCTATGTTTAATTATTAATCTAGTATCTTCTAATTTTTGATAGCTCACAGTTTTAGATCCGTATAAAGAGCTTTCGCTGACAACATTTGTCATAATATTTTCTCCAACTGGTTGTTGTATTATTTGATTTGGTTCTGATGGCTTAGGTTTGTTATATTGAGACAGGAATTCATAATCTCTTTTATCTAGATTATCTTTCGCGATATCTCTGGTATCAAACGCCATTAATCTTCGCTTGGCAAAATTTCTTAATTCTTTTAGAAATCCGTACCAATTAGTTTTTTGAGTTCCGTCCATCGATTCTGTGATTCCGGAACTAAAATAAACTTTCATAGAATTTGGTTCAGCTAAACTTATACTGACATGGCCTATAGGACGTTCTCCCTCCATATAGTCAAAGTCGAAAAACCTTGCGTTTTCAGGATTGATGGTAATTTGGCCCATTTCGTCGCCCAATTTCAAGCCCTGAAATCTGCTTCTAATTTTAAAGAATAGGTCTGTAGCTATATTATTTGTTGCGTTCATAGTTGTATTTATCAAAATCCAGTGCTTACAAATATAGGCATAGGCATCTGTTCTTCCGAGATTTTTTCCGTCATTTTTTCGTAGATATGTGGATCCCAATCGCTGAGCACATTAGCCATTCTTATAATTAACAAAATGCCCGAAACTAAGTCGTCGTGCTCTCCTGTTTTTGCTCCGAACCCGATACCGTGTGCAACGTAAGTTTTTAATTCCGATATCAAAGGTTTTGAATATACTTTCATTTTGCCGGTTTCTAGAAGATTTTTAAATTGGCTGCAGGCTGAAATTTTAGTTCTGTGTGTTGTATTGAATCCTTTACGGAACTTACGAACGTGTCCTTTTCTTATAGGTTCAGATAAGAATAATCCTGGGAAGTTTTCTTCTCCTATATCTCGAATAACAATCAGTGCAGCTTCACCTAGAGTGTTGTTTTCGACACTATAATAGATCTGTGCTGCGCCGCCTTTTTCTTGAGACCTAGTTTCTATATACTTACAAATTTCTCTAAGATGTTTGACCTGCACCTGTACCGGAGTAAGGTTGTGCCGCCATTCTGCTACCTGTTCCATAGTAGGCATTTCAAATACCTGAATAGCAGCGTAGTCCCCGCCTGTGCCTAGACTAGGATCTAATGCAACTAGATATGTAGCCCTCGGATCTATGTCCTTATACCACCTAGTTTGGCCCATGGTCATCGAAGGTTCTTTTCCTTGCAGTTCTGCTAATTTAACTGCGTTGATTAGGGTTTCGTCAAATATCAAGAATTCGCAATCAAATTCTCTGCGGAAACGTTCTTCTCCGATTTTAGCTCTTTCAGTTTTAGCCCATTCTTCATCTCGATCAGGATGTTCGTTCCAATGAGCAAAATAGCTAAAAAATCCGTTAACCCCTATTTGTTGTTCATTGCCATATTCGTCAAACTTTTTATTAGCTTCGGTCCAGATCATAGCGAACTGATCTTCGTCCGAGTTTGGAGTTGATGTAATAATAGCGCGACCACCTGTGGACAGTGTAGGTGATAGAGCAGTCCAGAATTCTTTGGCTTTTTCTGGTGGTTGCACAAACGCAAACTCGTCGCAGTAAATTAAAGAAAGAGATTTACCACGACCTGTGTTTTCTGTAGTAGTAGTTGCTTGTATACGAGCACCGTTGTCAAACTCGATGGTATTTCTGTTATAACTGATAACACCGGCACGGATAAAGTCTGGCAGGTTCTCGTAACCGTATCTATATCGATTCATGATATCCTGCGCACCTTCATATTTGTGTGCAGCGATAAGTACCTGTGCTTCAGGTACAAACTGAGTAAACCATAATAGATATCCGCAGGCACAGGTAGTCTTACCCATCTGTCGAGGCAGCATGGCAATTACATCTTTATGATTATGATAAGCTTCAATTAGCCTTATCTGATATTCGTAAGGTTCAAATGCGATAGCTCCGCGAACAGGATGCTGTATCTTTAAAAAGTTTCGCATAAAGTATAAAGGCCCGTCTACCGGATCCATACACTTTTCTAGATGCTCAACTTCCTGCAGAGTGTATCTGTCGGTTTTATGAGCTTTTTTAATTAATACGCCGTCAAGAGATTTTCCCATACAGTTATTTACTGAAAAAAATAGGCTCCGAAGAGCCTATTTGGATATTGTTTTTTGTTAAGCGAAAGTTAAACCAGATAACGTTACATTTGTAACTGTAACATCATTTTCAGCTGTTCCTAATGCTACACGGATTTCGTCTTCGATATTTTCATATGATCCGTCTGCACTGCTAGACGCACCAAAACCGTCTCCTGTATCTGTTTTATTAAGATGTACCAATGCCACAAAACCTGTAGCAGTATTTCCTGGCACGCCAACATAATACACTTCAGCTAAATCTTGTAATGCTGTTACTGCTTTGTAAAGATTACTGTTGGCTGCGGACGGTGTTGTTGAAAAATTAATTGTGGCAGATATGATTTTTAGTGCCTGTAACTGCGGAGTACCGAATCGTGTATATGGTCCAATGCCTGCAGTACCATCGCCTAATAGTTTTCTAGCATTGGTTGTTATAGATGTGCCATTTGCAGCATCATATGCGAATAAATCTGCCATTACTTTGCTCCTTTAGCTTCTGCTAATCTTTGTAATAATTCTGCTCGGATAGCTGCACGTAGGTCTTCACCTTCCATAGCCATTGGATTATCACCTTGTTTATAGCTATGTTTATACATAGTTTGTTGACGTCCTAGGCCGCCGGCTAATTTGTTTAACATATAATCAGTGTCTTTATATTCTGGCTCAGTGTCGTCTTCTGCTCCGTTTGCAAATCCTTCGTCTTTGTCTTTCTTTTCTAAATCGTGATCGTCCATATCATGGTCGCCATCTTTGTCACGGTCTAAACCTTTGACTTCCGGTCCTTCGTCACCGTCTGGCTCCATATGAGGTTCTTCTTTATCTAGATCAGGTAGCATCTTTAGAGGACCGGAATCTAAATTACCTAAATCGCCAATACCGGATGTTGGTGGCATCTCGGGTTTAATACTCATTATACTCGGTTCAGCACCTAAAGTTGGTTTATCCATATCTGGATTTACCTTAGTGATCAACTTTAACAGTTCTTCGATGCTGTCCATGCCTTGAGCATTCATGTTCACACTCATCGAAGGAGGTGGTGTATCTGGTTTCTGCTGCATCGGAGGCATAGGATTGTCTCCGCAGCCCATCTCGTTAGTTGTTTGTTCAGGAACAGGTGTATCTATTTCCTGCATTCTTGCTAATAGTTGTTGAAAATCCATTATTTACTCCCCATGGCGCTTTTAAGGCCGGCCTTGTCTTCTTTAGCCTTGGGCAGTTTAAATTCTTGTGGCCCTGTACTTTCTTTTTTTCTTTGTTTAGAAGACTTTTCTAAATCTTTTAAGAAACCTTTGTTGAAATCATCACCAAAATAATCTTTGTGTTTGACATTTGGTGCTTCTTTATAATGACTATCGGTTAGTAATCCATCTGGATTAATAACTTCGTTATTTAATGCCTGCTCAACTTCACTAGGTTCGCCGCTGCCTCTAACTCTAAAACAGTCCTCGTCTAATCCTAACATTTTTAAATCATTAGATATTTCAGGAGCTGTTATTGGATATTCGCAAACAACTTCAAAAATATGAACTTCTGCATTTTTCTTTGTAGGAAAATCTAGAGGTAATGCTTGAATTGGTGTAGTGCTTAACTTTTCTAATTTAATCACTTTACATCTTTCTAAGCTACCTTTAAGGTGATCTTGAAATGATTCTGGCAATTCTCCGGCAACTTTAATTTTAAAGTTGTAGACTTTTTTGCTTTCTGATAGATATTCTTTGAAAGTTTTCATCATAGTATTATTTATGCTTTTCCGCCTAATTTTTTAAGCAGCTCGTTACGATCAGTAATCACGTAACCCTGCCCGTTAATAATATCATTAGGATCTTCGGCTGCATCCTTGTCTATTTTATATTTTTTAAGCTGAAGATCGATAGCTTTTAATTTTTTGTCTATCTTTGCGCTTTTAGCATCGATAGCATTTTTCATCATAGTGCCCGCTACTTCAAAAATTCTACTAGCGTAACGTACTTCGACATTCATTCCGAGATCCATTAGATCGTCATAGGCGTTTTCAGCTTTTTTAGCTAGATCATCTAAATCTTTTTCTTCTAAAGTTTCTAGGTCTTTGATCTGAGGTAAATCTTTAGTGATGGCTGCAACAGCCTGATAACTCTTATCAAGATTAGTTACTTCTTCGTGATTAATTTTCTTTTCATCTGTTTTTTTTGAAGTTCCTTTTTTAGAATCTTCTAAGTTAAACAGCTCTTCAAGTTTTTTAGTCATACAGTACTTATCTTCGTTTTTTGCCTTGATGGAAAATGTCACCTTCGTTTATAACTCGAAATCGTATACCTTGTTGTTTGCACCAAGCCGTAGCTGCTTCCCATTTAGCTAGATTTTTAACATACTGCTCTTGATTATATCTACTTTTTCCTACGTATTCTCTTAATGTATGATTACTGGGTTTTACTTCTACCACTTCTGCGTGTTTGCCGCCGTTTTTGTCTACGTAGACAATAAAAAAATCAGGCACGTAAATGGTATGTTTTCCTGTAAAAGGATCTCTATAAGGAATCTGTATACTTTCGCTGGCCCATTTTTCAACGCCCGTGTGCTCGTCTAGCATTCTCATAAAAACAAATTCCCAGCTAGATCTAGCCAACGGTGTTTTTTTCCCTACATACTTTTCGGGATTTTTCATCTCGAAACGACTTTGTGCAAATTTTGGCATTAGGCTGAAATATTTCTAACCTGAGATTCTTTAACTACTTGAGAAGTTTTAAAACCTAAGGTTGATGTTATTGTTCTATTATTGTTTAAAATTTCACCTACTAAGATATTGATCTGAGTTCCTGTTAAGGTCTTCATCTGATCTAATAATTTGAATATAGGTATCCCGTCTAGCTTGGCCTGTTTTAATAGCACTGCTGCAGAAACTGTGCCTGCATCTTTGTCAAATCCTCTAGATTCAAAAAAACCAATAGCCGCATCTACTTCTGCAGCTAAAAATTCTAAAGGTTGTTGTCCGTAAGAATCAAAAAATAATTTTGTCGCTTCTGCGCTATCTGATACGTTAGGTATCGGTAGGTTAGTTTTAATAGTTTTTTCGGTCATATAGTTGGTGGAGGATTAGTTAAACTTTTTTGCGATGCTTCTGTAGTAGAGTTACTGGTTTGATTTTTAGGAAACACTGCTCCTATAACTCCACCTATTGTGCTAAGTCCCTGAGGAGAACTGATGATATTGATAGCTTCCTGTTTTAATCCTTCTTTGCTTAATTGTCCAATATTTTTTGCAGTGTTAATACCAGCTATAGCTGTTCCTAAAAAACCTCCAAAACTTCCAAAAGCTTTTCCGCTACCGATAGATCCAAAGACAGATTCTAATCCGGCTAACACACCCCCTTCTCCTGTTAATGTAGCTGTGCCGCCGCCTGCAACAGTTAACGGTGATGGTAATTTATCGTAATGTAATGTAGCAAACCCCTTGGGATTACCTTCACTGACAGTTCCGTGTGTATAATACACAGCTTCGTACTCAAGGCTCATAGTACTATCTAATGTTTCGTTGGCGGCATAATCAACATTATTATGATTCCAAGTTTTTATTCTAGGGTTTACAAGAGTGTATCCGTTGAATCTACTTCTGCTCATTGTATAGATGCTGATAGATTTAAAAATATCGCTCACTTTGTTAGCATCTAAACCATATCTAAAATTGTCTAGCGATTCGGCACCAGAAGGTCTGTAATGTAGTGCGGAGTAGGCCGATTGTGGATTGTGTCGATCCTGTATATATGTTCCGTAATATATGGCCCACAAAGCGTTAACTATTCCTTGTGTATCGTCGTGGAATGTTATGTTAACTGGTTCATAATTTATCTGTTTGTATAATATTTTTTTTCTGTTATATTGATTTTTAATCTCGGTGTCGAAATTAAATTTAGGAAGGTCTGCAGATTTTACCAACACTCCTAATTCTTCAGTATGCCTATTAGTAAACGCCGGAGCCTGGAAACTTGTTTTATCTATTTCAAACTGAACATAGAATAAAAATTTAGTTCGAGGACTAAGTCTGAAAGTATTGTCAACAAATACTCGCGTAGCGTGTTGCCAGTTCCCCATTATACCTTTTGGGGCTAGAAGACCGTTGACAAAGTTTCCGGCAAAATTATTTGGTCCGTCGCCTGTGAGATATCTGATGAATTTATTAGCCATACAATATTTATGTCATAAAAAAAGCCCGGAAATTCCGGGCTTTTGTCGATCTAGATATTTTATAAAGTAAATATCTGCGAACCGCCGGTGGCTGCTGCTGTAGCTGTCTGTCTTGCTACTGCTGTTCCTACACCAGTTCCTCTTGGTGTCTGGATTAAGTTATCAAAACGGATAGTTAACGCGATCTGCGCAGCTTCGTTAGTACCGTAATTCAAATCACCGTAGTCTGCGTTTTGCAAGAAGCATCCATATAGTTCAAAAGTTTCTAAGATAGAAGGTTCGTTAGCTCCATTGCCGCCATCTAAAATTTCAACTTTGGTTGTGAATTTATAGTCGATGCCAGAACGTGCCGAACTTTGTTCAAAGAAATCAAACTGTTTCTGAATCTGTTGACCAACTAACTTGATGACGTTATTACTTGCATCATCTCTAACGTTAATCGTCACAGGCTCTAATGTGTATTTTCCTGCCATATAGACTTTTGAGTTGTATACAGGTAGTTCGATTTCTTCAAATCCTACCTTTGGACGACTCACATCTACTACCTGCTTAGTTAGTTCAGTGCTTGCTGTAGTGCCAAATCCCAGAAATAATACTCTAAAGCGATATTTCAGCTTAGGCATTAACAGACCTTGGTTACTACCAGGACCTGCAGTCTGAATTGACATATTGTTTAATGTTGTGATTGCCATATTCTATGCTCCGATATTGTATTTATCTATTAAATCTCACCAGTATTCTTGATACGCAGTGGGATGTAGATGAATTCAACAGCCTTAACTGGTTCGATAGCAATGTCTACCCATAGCTCATTGCGATCAATTCTAGAATCGGTATTGTTAGACTCATCACAAACAACAGCAAAGTCGTATAATGCTCTCAAACTAACTAGTTCAAGCAGTAAGCTTTCACAGGCTTGTTTGATTTCATCTCTAGTGATTTTGTCGTTTGGTTCAAAAATATACGGTCTAGCTAACTTATTAAGCTGACTACGTAGATAAACTGTTAAACGTGCTACATTGATTCTGTCTAATGCAGAAGCATTTCTTGCACGAGTTTTTTGACCGTATGCAACGTGACCAACACCTACGAAGAAAGGAATTGGATTGATCTTTAAATCGTAAAGTGTGTCTCGTTGACCTTCATTGAGCGCAACTGTTTGGAATTCTCCTGTAGCTGCATCAATGTATCCTACGCTGGTAGCATTTGTGATACCACCTCTTCTTGTACCTGCCGGTGCAAACCAAGGATAGCTAACAGCATCGCTTAGAGCGATTGTTCTTAACATCATATGACTTGCTGGCACAACAGCATTAGCACCACTTAAATCTGTAGTGAATCCGTTTGGATAATAAACTGCACAATACTCGTCGTAGGTAACAATACCTTCGTCACCGTTGTCAGTTACTAATACTGCATTAGTACCCCAATTTGTTAATGTAGTTGCATCTGATGCTAGACGTAGTGGGGTGTCGCCGACTACGAACGCAGTAATGCCTCTATCGATATTTAGATTAACTAAATTGCTTAGAACTTCTGGATATCCAGGAGCAGCGATTAAGTTAAAGTTACGACGCTCTTCGTCACGAATCTCTTCGCTGGTGTCAATAACACTCTTAAGAGCTGAAACTACAACTTTACGTTGTGCTTTGCGTCCGAAGCTACCTGAGCCGTCTTCGTTATTAGCAGAAGCTGTTACCCAACGATCAGTAGCATATGCTGACATAGACTCGTCGTTGTATCTTCCGTTATCTTCGGCAGTATTGATATAGCTGTTTTCGTAACGTTTTACATTACCACCGCTTCTGCGTGTATTGTAAAGCATCATACCACGTGGATATAAATCTGGATCTGGTGCATCCGGATCTAGGTAATTGTTTGTTAGCAATGCTTTGATAGTAGCAGCGGTGTTTCCTGTAGCTCCACTGGTTCCGTATCTAGCATCTGAGAATAACACACCTTCTTCAGTTTGCTGATCTGTTTTATCGACCAATTTCCATTCTAGATCTGCTACAGCATCCCAACGATAGATAGTTGGGAAATTTTCTAAGTCGGCTGTGCTAATCCAAAGATCACCATCAACTAAAGGAGTACCGTCGCTTTGTGTAGTAGGTTCAGTAGCACCTACTTGTGGACCGTTAGGATCTGAATTAGGGTATGCTGATGCATCTCTATATCCTACCCAAGTTGTACCATTATGGTACATCATATCAACATCGCCGAAGTCTGGATTGTACCACAATCTTCCGTCTTCTGGCTCGTCTAATGGTGCATCTCCGCTGGCTGCAAAATCTTCTGCTGCTAGAGGTTCCCAATTAGAAGCTACATATTCTTCGACAGCATCGTCTGGCAATGCATAGAAATTAGCTGTACCTGCACCTGTGTCTAGGTTATAGTCAGCGAATAGCAATGCGATAGGAGTTCCGCTACCGTCGATAAATCTAATTTCTCCGCCTTTCTTATGAACAATTTTCAATTCATTGTCCGAAGTAACGCTGGCTTCGATAAGATTTGTAATTTGATCGCCATTTGAATCTACACCAAAGTCTGCACCATTAATAGCAGTAGCAATTAATTCTACATCTGTAGAATCTGCTGTGGCAGTGAACGATACCGAAACAGAGTCTAGTGTAAGGCTTCCTGTACGAGATTGTTTCATTGTAAAGCCTTTGCTACCGGCACTGAATGTTGAGCTAGTAATTACTGAGGAAACAATTTCTGTATTTCCTGTGGCTTTTCTATGGAATACTCTGAATTTCGCCACTGCAGGTGTTGCTGCTGTAGCTGTTTCATCGCAATTAAATTGTACGTATACATCGTCTTTGGCTAGATTTACACCTCCGCCAGATCTGTCTAGGTAATAAAGTGCTGCATGGCCTGTGGCATAAAGCGGTGCTGAAATAGCTTGCCATGTTTTAGTAGCAGAGCTCCAACGCTTTACTCTCCAACGTGCTCCGTTGGCTGGCTCAGTGGTCTTGATCCAAACAGAACCGCTTGGTCTTGGTTCATCGCTGGCTGTTTTCCATTGAGGCACTATTGTATGTGGACTGATTTGTAGTCTTGGAGGATAGTATTCTTTAGCACTATATCCTAGAGCGGTTAATAATGCGGAACCACCTGTACCTGCTTGGATTTCTACAACTCCGGTTTGAGTAGAATCACCGCCTGCGTCAAATGTTGCTGATCCATCTGAATAGATGTAAAGAGCTGATCCAACTCTCTTGGCGCTGATACCTTGTCCTGATAAAGTAGGATCTGTATTAATAGTTGTAGCGGTTGCTGTCAACTTAGCATTAGTGTTGCCACCTGCACCAATAGCTACAGATACTCCGTTAATAACAAAAGTTTGACCTGTAGTTAATGTAGTGTTAACTGCTGTACCAGAAACAGCGGCCCAACTAGCTTTCCATTCTGGACTGCCAACTAGTACCCAATCACCTGCTGCAATTAAAGTTCCACCGGAATATGTGCCGCCTGGTGACTTGTACCAAATTCTTGCTGGCTCTTTGTCTCCGAAGCTACCTACAGACTTTGTTGTATAAGTGCCGTCGTCGCCGATAGTTTCAAACACTACTGCATAGTCTCCGATAGCACCTACAGATGTCTTAGGTCCGTTGCTGTCGAGTTGATCAACCTCGTCGTTGGTAAACACTAATGGTATTTTATTGGTAAACTTCTGGCCACCAGTTACTGTTGCAGCAGCACCGTTCCACTCTTGGATACCACAGGTTGTTGCTTGTGTATCTACCCACCACTTTCCATCTGCTGGTTCTGCTCCCGGGGCTGTTGATGCACCTTCTAACTCATCGAGGTCGATGTTTGCTCTTACGATAAATGCTGAATTAGAAGCTCCTAGATAGCTGTACGCAGCAAGTAATCCGTATTCGTTTCTTTCGGATCCGTGTATTGGTGCAGAGCTTGCTGTCTTTTCAAAGAAAGGTACACCAAAATTTTCAACTAGATCTCTCTGGCTGGTTACTTTAAATGCTTTTCCTGCATTTGCTTGTGTTGTTGCAGCAGCGGTCGCTGTTCCGGCTGCATTTAATTTATTCTCTGCCGTAGCAATTACAATTAAAGGAGTTGTACCTGGTTCTGCAGGTGTATAAAAACTCTCGTCAATAACCGTAACTTGTACGCCTGGTGATGTTAGTGCCATTCGGATATCTCCTGGGGTTAATCTTATGTCAAAGTATTTAGCACCATTTTATAATTTTGGCCTGTTTAGGTCAGGTAAAAAGGGGCAAAAAAGGTGTAAATATTTTTATGAGACCATTATGTAAATGCGGATATAGACCCCGAGCTGTTAATTATAAAAAAAACGGCAGGGTCTACTATCGAAGTTTGTGTGAAATATGCTTAACCAACGGAGTCTATCACGGTATTCCGCGGTGGTTTAGATCAGGCTACAAGATGAAACAGCAGTGCGAAAAGTGCGGATTTAAATCTCCGCACCGAGAGGTTTTCAGAGTATTTCACATCGACGGCAATTTGGATAACTGTCGTTACAGTAATTTAAAAACAGTCTGTGCCAACTGTGCGCAGATACTCGGTAAGGAGGGAATTACTTGGAGACAGGGAGACCTTATCGCTGATAATTGATCGAATCTGTTTATACAGATCGTCGATGCTAGAATTATTCTCTATGATCGCATCGAATTCAGTGCCAACCCAAGAAGTTTCTGATGCGTGTACTTTTCGCATTTTCAATTCTTGGAAAGCCCAATTGTGTCCTTTGTTTGCCTCTAAAGCCAGATCGTACCAATCTGGCAGATCGCCTCGCTTGACCCATATAATTATACCTCCAGCATTTCTTATACTTTGTATCTCGTTAGGAAAGCGACAATCGGAAATTACTACACTGTCTTTAGAATTACGCAACTTATTCTCTAAGCTGGCGATCCATATGTCATCGTGGAAGCTTTTGCGGCATACTTCTGTTCCCCAATACTGTAAAACCCAGCGGGGAGTTAGTGTGGGCATATCAAGACGATCAGCCCACCACGGATCTATTTGTTCACGCCATTCACGAGCTTCTTTTGTACGTCCTTCTAACAGTGTCCGGTCCCATCCAAACACCGCGCTTACAGCATCTTTAAGAGTCGACGCAAAACTCTCTCTTCTAAACTCGTGAAAATTTACCAAATAGTCCGCGATAGTATCTTTACCCGAACCGATGAACCCGCAAATTCCAATAATCATAATGTCCTCCAATTAAAGACATTATAACAGATCTAATGTAGCAAGGTCAACCTATGATGAATGTATAGCCCGAACCGCCAGGAACCAGTTTCATGAGATCATCGATAAGTTTTTCCATTTCTTGCTGGGCTTCGGATATTAAGGCAGTACCATTTAGCTGGCCGCCTCCTTGCGGTCCGGCGATCTGTCCAAATTTACTGCGGGCCTGCCCTAGCATCATTTTGCAGTTAGCAAGGCTGTAATCCTTGATCCATTGTCCAGAATACACATCCTGGATTATAGTAGTGTCGGGTTTGGTATTATATGCCTGTAACATAACACTTTCTTCTGTTCTAGGACGTTGTTGTATTACCAATTTACGACTTTCAGGATGCCAGGTAAAATTAATAAAGCTTCCAAACATTTTTCCCACTAACTCTTGATATCCTGCAAATAGCTCATAGGTTAATAATCCGCCCATATTAGTTGAGCTTAATAGATAGGTATTTGCATAGGCTAGGTTAAAAGGTTCAAACACAGTTCCTCCTGTGCCGCCCCCGGTTCTTGAACCTATACTTCTGCGAAAAATCTGTCTAACTTGTTGTATTTCCTGCGGTAAAATATATTCGTTTACATCAGGCTGTAAGTTTAAAAAAATATAAGACTCTTCTACAGAGTTATCGCTGCGTTGTCTAAAAACAGATAACGCTCTGTTTAGTGCAGTTTCATAATGGACGGGATCTAGCTCAACGTCAATCATGCCATCGCCTAGCATAGTTTTGCAGTAATCGTAGACACCCTGTTTGATCTGGTTAGTTTGGCTCATACAACTATTTATCGTAGCGGTAAATATAAGACTATGCCAAGACTTTCGCTTTATCGCCCAGAAAAGGGCAACGATTACAAATTCATCGATAAAAATATCTGGGAAATGTTTCAGGTAGGCGGCACTGACGTTTTTGTACACAAATATATAGGTCCAGGAACTCCGACCGAAGATACACCATCTACACCTGATTACGCCAATAACAGTGTAAGCAATATCCAGGATTTATTGTTTTTAGAAAACAGAGACAGAAAGTACGATCCTGATATCTATGTGTTAAGAGGTGTTTATAATATACAAGATACGGATTTCAACCTTAGTCAGTTTGGATTATTTTTACAAAACGATACAATTTTTATAAGTTTTCATATTAATGACACTGTCGAAAAAATAGGTAGAAAGTTAATAGCAGGTGACGTTATTGAATTACCTCATCTAAAAGATCAATTCGCATTAAATGATTTTCAATTTGCTCTTAAAAGATTTTATGTGATCGAAGAAATTTCAAGGGCAGCAGAAGGATTTTCTGTAACTTGGTATCCGCATTTATATCGAGCTAAATGTAAGCCGTTGGTTGACAGTCAAGAATTCAAAGATATATTAGACGGACTAGCAGGCGAAGGCAGCGACCAAACGCTCAGAGATATAATGAGTACCTATGAAAAAGAAATGCAGATCACTCAGGCAGTTCTTGATCAAGCAGAATCAGATTCTCCTCGCAGCGGATATGATACTAGCAAATATTATCATATCCAGAAAAATGATGAGGGTCGAACTGAATTAGTCAGCGTAGATACCACTCAGATCGATGCCTCTAGAGAAACACAGGCCACAGATGAGTACGGTAATTTAATATTCGATGAAAACGGTGATCCGATTTACGTAGGATCTACAGCATCAACATCGATACAAAGTCCTACCAGCGAAGGGTACGACAGTTACTTACTAGGCGACGGATTGCCTCCTAACGGTGCTCCATTCTCTGCAGGTGCAGGCTTTCCGGCTAATCCAGTAGAGGGTCAGTTTTGTCTCAGACTGGATTTCGTTCCTAAGCGACTGTTTAGATTTAACGGCACGAGATGGATCAAATTCGAAGATCAAGTTAGAATGACTATGAGTAATCTTGGTGCCGACGATGTACAAGAAAGCGGTGATATGTTTGAAGGGAAAGAAGCTAGATATACACAGAAAACCGGCTTTATTAATAATCAAAAAACCAATGTTATCAATGGTAAAACAGTTAAAGAAAAACAGAGCCTTAGCAAAGCTCTAAGACCTAAGGCAGATTCATAATGGATTATTTTTACGACGGACAGATACGAAGATACGTAACACAGTTTATGCGTGTTTTCATAGGTTTCAAATATAAGACCGGTGGAACAGTTCCAGAAGAGAGGCATATCCCTGTGATGTATGGTGATATGACTAGACAGGTAGCAGGTATCATCAAAGATAATTCCGAAAATAAAATGTCTACTGTGCCAAAGATAGCCTGTTATATTTCCGGTCTTGAATTAGATACATCACGACTAGCAGATCCAACTTTTATCAGCAAGGTACAAATCCGAGAAAGAGCCTATGAATTCGACCCGGCCGGAGATCCGGTATATAGCGGCGGTCAGGGCGGGGGTTATACAGTAGAAAGATTGATGCCAACTCCGTTTAAGTTATCTATGAAAGCAGATATATGGACCAGTAACACTGACCAAAAGCTGCAGATATTAGAGCAAATTCTAGTTCTTTTCAACCCTAGTTTAGAAATACAGACCACTGATAATTATCTAGATTGGACCAGTTTAAGTGTTATCTATGTTAACAATATCAATTTTAGTTCAAGAACTATACCTCAGGGTGCTGAATCCGAAATAGATATCTGTACTCTAGAATTTGAAATGCCTGTGTGGATCACACCGCCAGCAAAGGTCAAGAGATTAGGTATCGTACGATCGGTTATATCTAATGTATTTTCAGAAAGCGGAGATGTAATTAATCTCAGCGACCTTTCATTTAACTTAGGTAATAGGGAAGCAGATATTTCTATACGTAGAACCAACGATAACTACAGTGTATTATTGTTGAGTGCAAATAATCCTAGTCTACCTAATTTATACAATGTTTCTATTTTAGATGTAGACCAGATAGCTAATGTACTGCAAATACCTCTTACAAATAAATTTGGAAAAGATATAAATTGGGAAGTTGTATTAGAGCAGCAAGGTAGTTATATCGCAGGATTAAGCAAGATACACTTCTTGCAGCCTAGCGGATATGAAGTTACGGGTACGTTCACTGTAAATGCCATAGACCCCAACTATCTGTCCGTGACTATCGACAGAGATACAGTACCGTCAAATACTCTAACTGCGTTGACCGCCATTATAGATCCTTACAATTTTAATCCCAAGAAAACATTCAACGGGATATCTAACATACCTGCAGGCACTAGATATCTAATGTTAGATGCGGTGAATAGCAGCATGAACAGAGGACAATCTGGTTACGATGGCCCAGATGCTTGGAAAAATCTAGATGGATCCGATCCCGAAATACTAGAAAATTCAATTATAGAATGGAACGGTGACGAGTGGGTCACTGTTTTTACACCGACAGAAGAAAATGAAAATAACTATGTGACTAATCTTACCACAGGAATACAGTATAAATGGGACGGTCAGCAATGGTTAAAGAGTTTTGAAGGTGAGTATACTGCCGGATTCTGGAGATTCGACCTCGATGCATAATAAGTATGGTTATGCAACAGCGAGCAGGATTATTATTTCTAGCAAAAAATACGGGTCGTATATTATTGATCAGCGAGGATTCTCGCTGGACTGTTCCTACGTTTGGTCGTAAATCGACTCTTTTAGAAGATTCCCAAGATCTAATCTCTTCCTACAGCAATGGTAGACTACTACCTATAGAACTATACCTCAGCGAAGATAGAGGTTTTGAATACGGAACATATGTGTGCTTAGTTGATCAAGAGTTTTTGACCACTGCTACACCCACGCTATGTTGGGCACAGTTAGATTATTTGCCTAAGAATTTACATAATGGTTTGAAAACCACATTAAATAATCAAATTATAAGAACTAAAATAGAAACCATATTGGAGTTAGATGATGTTGTCACTGTTAAAAAATGAGAGATTCCTATCGGAATACAAACAATGGAAAATGAAAATAGATAGTCTAGGCGAAGGAGTTCAAAAAAAAGAACTCCAGGACCTGATGAACAAACTAATCAATGAAGTAAAAAGACTAGATACCTTTCACGAAGAATTAGTGATATCTCATAAACTACCGATGGATATGCAAGAATCTAAATTACGAATATCAGAGATCCGTAAAAAAATCCAAAAACGAATCAATGATATTCGAACATAATTAGGCCTGCGCTTCACCCCAACGAAGAATTAAATTAGTAGGTGTTGCTGTCCCAGATACTTTAAAAATATTAATGGCTAGTACATCTGGTCCATTGGGGAAGGTGCCGCGTCCTCCGATCGCTGTGGTTCCCAATTCTTTCAAAGCCGACAAGTCAAGAGTTGCGGTTTCTCCAGGGTTACATATGAAAGAAAATACCTGTTCTCCGGGCAATGCGTACTCAGCACCGAATGCAAATGTTATGGTTGCTGCTGCTGCAATCGATGTCGATGATGTTTGTGTGAAAGTAACCCTATAAACCGTAGTCGCCCCTAGTGTTCTTGTAGTGACACCACTAACGGTAGTACCAGCTGGGAACTGAGTAACGCTCGGATCCAATCTTGTTCCGATAGTTGCTCCCGAAGCTGGGAATGTGGCAGAGGTAAAGAAAAGATAGTTCGTTCCACTGTAACTAGAAGCAGTTTGACTTGCTGTTACATTAGTACTGATATTCGAACCTCCAGTAGATGTACTGCTTGCACTTCCAGCTGTCCTGATCCTAGTATATGCCGTTCCTGACAATGTTACATAGCTAGTGGCTATTTCTTCAACTCTTGTGCTAGAAAGGTTAGCTGAACTGACAGTGTCCCCTACTGCGATACCACTGCTGGCCGCGACTGTGTTAGTAATCAGAAAATCTCTCTGACCGCTTCTAAATGCACTATTGTAGTTGCTGGAAATTTGATTCGTCACAGTGACTGATCCATTACCGAACACGTTTATAGTATGATTCCTACTCATGTAAATGATATAATAGGTTGAATCCCAGAGCTGTATCTGGTTAATCGTAGTACCGGCTGGAATACTAGCACCAGTTATCCCGTCACCGACTAAGGGTTTAGTGGCGAATCCGTTGTAATCTGCAATAGTTATAAAGAAATAATTAGTGCCACTAAATGCAGAATTTCCGCTGAAAACGGCTCTAGTAGTCATTGAAAATGTAACTAAGGCCACTCCTTGAGCCGATACCGTGGTAGTTACAGCGCCGGCAACTGCGGCTGTGGTAGTTGTTCCAGAAGCACCCCAGCTCACCGAACCTCCCAGTGCGATCTGAGCAAAACTAGGCTGACCACCTGCTGCCGCAGAGTTCAAACCGTTCCAAGTTATGTTTGCTGGATTTAGAGGATAGTTGGTCGGATTTAAGATTCCTTCAACAACGACCGCTCCGCCCCCCGCGACTGTATCAGAAGTCACTGACAGAGCATTTAACAACAACTGAGCTCTGTTTAACAATTCTCTTTCTCCTAGATCTCCTACAACGGCATTAGAAACGCTCGGTGCTAATCTGATCAAAAATGCTGTTCTTTTGGTAGTGCTGGCACTGACCCCAGTGGCCGCATAGTTAAAAATGTAACCTCGATCTTCGTCAAAATTTCCATCTATCAAATAAGCACTACCCCAGTGACTGATAATCGGGCTTGTAGTACAAGACACTAATACCACTCCTTGTTTTTGATTATGACTAGCGGCTGCTCCTGCGGTATAGGTCCTAGTTGCGCCTGCAGCGAAGTTGCTCAATGACGCAGATCTTGTGCAGCCTGTGAGTTGATTGGTAGTAGTGTTACGACCAGAATAAGCTATTAATTCGTTATCTACATAAACTGTTCCGCTGATTGGAAAATCGGAAACATCGTCTAATGTAATAGAAGTTTGAGAATTATTTATACTATTTGTCAATCTGCTTCTAGCACCTTCGTTGGATACTTCGTATCTAACCGGAGCATTACCAGTACGCATATATGCTTCTGTATTTAGATTGTTACCTTTCAATCTGTGACAGAAGACGTAATCACCGTTAGGACCTCTAAACATCCAATCAATAAAACCTGCACCGTACCAGCTAAATTGAATACCGATCATCTGCATCTTGGTTACATCAATATTATAACCAGACGGTCCAGTACCGTCACACTTGTCTAGATTCCATTCATCTTGAGGAATTATGATATCTTGTATTTTGCAAACCTTAACTCCGGTAACATTATTCACACCTCTAAAATCCGGAGTCACAGTCATCACTGTATTAGAAGTTATGTTAGCAACTACGTGAGTCATTCCTCGAATAACGATTCTATCGCCCTCTTGCAATTGGTCTAAAAATCTAGTATTTGTTCCGGTGACCGCGTTACTATCAGCATTAACAGCGATAGTTCCCGCAATTTGAAAAGTAGAACTTCTTCTCCCTACGGCTAATTTTTGACCGTCATATTGGAAGAAAATACCGTTTTGATCATCGAATGGTCCTGATCTAACCGTAGCACCGTGCCAATATAGAAGAGCCATTTGACATTGACTACCTATACTACCTGTAGTATCACCTAGTGCTGTTGTGGCCACTACTCTAAATGTTCTTTCATCTGATATTTCGCTGACTAAGTATTCTCCGTCATACCCCGTAGTCTGCACACCGCTTAATCTAATTGTTGCACCGGCCTGTAATCCGTGATCAACGTCGTCAGTTGTTATTGTTATTATTGATCCAGATGCAGTTCCAGAAGCTGTTACACTTCTCACATCAAAACTAGGGGCAAACAAGGCACCGGTATTATACATGGCACCTTTACCAGACTGATAACGGATATATTTTTTACTTTGACGTATAGCTTGACCTCCGTGCTGCGGACCACCTGTACCTAGCTGAACACCGCCGTCAAACGGTCTGTGTGTAAAAAATGTATCAGGTCTTACATAAACTATTCCTTGTAACAGAGCAGTAGTATCGATAGTTCCGGACGATCTTGCGGTATATCTGATTACATTAGAACTAACAACCTCTTCAACAGAAAACGGACCAGAAGCCAACGCATGATTCGTTCCAGTTGAGCTTATAGCTACGTTTAGACCCATACCTGGAACAAATCCGTGATTAGACGGGAATGTTACCTGCACAGTTCCAATAGACGAGTATGAGATAGTTGAAGATGCTGCTACAACGCCGGTGGTATTTTCTGACAAAGTTATTGTTGCGTATACCGGAATTTGGTCTCCGCGTACCGCTGTACCTGATGTAATAGATGCTGCTGTAGGATATCCGCCCGGTGCAGATACTGTGTCTATACGTAATAGAACATCGTTAGCCGGGGTCGCGCCTTCTAAACTTGTTCCCGGAATTTTAAATCTGTTACCTACATAATACTTGGTTCCTGCACTTCCGGGGAAAGCTGTGAGGCTGTAAAGTCCTCCTGCTCTAGTGATGAACCAATTTCCGCCACCAGATCCTCTCGAAATGGTTCCAAACCCTTCTATATCGCTGAATGTGCCAGATCCCGTTCCTGTGCCTTCTGCTATACTAACTCCGGTGACCGCGCCGCCTGAAACAGAATCGATATTCAAATATAAATCATTTGCCGGAGTCGCACCGCCTAAAAAATCTCCGGTTATTACCGCAGTATCTCCTACTACCCAACCACTGCCACCACCGCTCGAACCGATGCCGGTCACACTATAAACTCCGGCAGTTACGCTGATATTAAAATATGCATCTAAACCGGAACTGTTCACTCCCGTAGCAGATCCGTTGTATATGCTTTGATCTCCGGTATGTCCTACGGTAACTGCCGAATTCAAGCTTAATGTCAACCCGCCTATCGAACTTATCTCGACTAAGACATTAGGTGATGCTTCGTTGCCTACCGCCATACCTGCCTGTAATCCAGAAACATCTGTTAAATCGATACTGGTAGCTCCTGGACCGTAGGTTGCTCTAACATATCTGTAGTCTACTATACCGTCAGAATTCGATGGTCCGAAAACACCTGATACTTGTGTTCCAGACGCGATTCCTGTGCCAGAAAGTGGAGCCCCGATAGGAGGGGCTAGTCCTACAAATGTTAGTGTATTTTGACCGCTCGATGTACGTAGAGCTGTTGTGAACGAACCACTGCTTCCGTTACTGTACACTGAAAATATAGGCTGACCTACACTTGCACCTGTATAGAATGCTGCTTGCCTTAATTGTGTCGCAGAAGTTGCTAGTATCTGTCCATTCGATGTTCCTACTTTTGCTTTTGCATAAAATGTAAATGTAGTTCCACTAGGTACAGTATAGATAATAAAAGTTCCTTCTGCTCTAGCAAATCCTGTTATACTCGATGCTAATGCCTTTATACTGATTGCTTGGCCAACCACTAGTCCGTGAGCACTTACTGTAGTGACTGTGATAAGACTACCGCCAACACCTCCTGTACCAGAAGAAGCATCTGTGACTATCGACGATACAGGAATATCTGTGGCTGAAACTTCATAGGTCGCAGGATATCCTCGCTGAGTACCGATAGCCTGCCATTTAGTTGGCTGTAATCCGTATTCGAAGTCAGCGTCAAGCATGGCCTGAGGTTGTGCCACACGCATACGTTCAATGGCGTCTGTACCAAAATCATATGGGCGTACACGTATTTCTGTATTTTCTAAGAAAATTTGTATGCTATCGCTGGCTGACATCGACGAAGTGTCGAATTTGAATCTAACTATTGTAGTACCGTTGTTTACCTGTAAGGCATTAGGATATGCTGTGCTGTTTCCTTCATTGAATTCTACTGTACCGCCTTTGGTAGGCTCAGCGAAATTATAAATCACTATATTATCAGTGACATTAGAAATCAATAAAATATCTTCTAGCTCTACTTTTCCGAGAATTTCTATCCTACCTAATTGTATGTCTTCGACAGGCAGACTGGAAAGACCATTTTCTATCACATCTTTGATATTGGTCAATAGTGTTTGGACTCGAGCATATGAACCTTGTTCCGCAGTTTTCGTTCCGTCTATAACTTGAAGTTCTATAGCCTGTTCCGGGCTTGGATCAGTAGTATTAGTAAGGATATAGGTATTGATCAAGTCTCTGGCAAATTCATAGCCTTCATATTCGGGTATCCTGTTTCCATCAATTTGGGCTACTGAACCGTTCCAATAACGACTGGCAACATATCTTATATTTTCATTGCCGCCATACCGTAGATCATGTAATAAAGCATCGATAACATATCCGCTGTCTCTTTCGCACTTTGCCGTATTAAAAGTGTATCCAACATAAGAGGAATCACCTGCTGTGACTAAATTTTCTATGAAACCTATGATTTCTTTGATAATAAATTGTCTATTTTGACTTATTAAACTATAAGCGTTTGGTAAAATATTTTCATCTATGCTTGCACCAGGGGTAAAAACATAATTTTTAACTAATTTCTTTGCCATTTATTTTTCCTTATATTCCGAACGCCATCGAGAAAGCTAGGATATTTGAATCTACATACGATTTCGTAACAGCGTGAGTGGCTAATGTAGGTGCTGTGGTTATATTTACATTGCTTCCTACATAAATTTGACCGCCAATGCCGAGACCTCCAGTAATAACAACTGCTCCTGTGGTTGTAGACGATGATGCTGTTGATGCTGTAAATTTATTTGTTGCTCCTGCAACGTTTAATTGTCCCTGTATTCCTACTCCTCCGGTTACCTTAACTGCACCGGTAGTTGATGATGTGCTGGCTGTACTGTTGCTAAATGTTGCTATACCTGAACCGATTAATGTTGGAACATTTAATGTTGTTGTACCGAGATTGAAGGTAAAATTAGCGTTTCCTCCAAAACTTCCGCTGTCATTATATTGTACTTGGGTATTAGACCCGCCGGGGGGTGTACTTCCGCCTTCTCCGCCGCCGGCAGCCGTAGCCCAAGATAAAACTCCGGCACCGTTCGTTCTTAAAAATTGTCCTACATCGCCGTCAGTGTCCGGTAAAGTCCAAATAATATTTGAAGACACATTTGTTGCAGCCTTGAAACCTACATAATTAGTATTATCGGAATCGGAAAAACGAAGTTCTCCCCTGGTTCCAATCCTTAAAAATTCATCTTCAATAACAACGTGTCCGCCTATATATAAGTCGTCAGTAATACCTACACCTCCCGTTACTCGAAGAGCACCGGTACTTGAATTTGAACTGGCAGTTGCGTTTGAAACAAAAATAGGATTTGTTACAGTTCCCCCACTAAATCCACCGAACTGTGTGGGTTCCCATCGACTATTCGCACTCGACCAATTTAACACATCTCCGTTAGCGGGCGTTCCAGTGACTACATCTCCTAGATCATCTAAATTATGATTAGATATATTGCTTACTGTTCCGTTAACAGTCCCGTTTATTATTCCAGAAACCGCGAGATTGCCTCCTATCGAAGCATTTCCAGATGTAGATAAACTAGTGAAAGATGGCGATGTTATCGGTTGTATTTCCCAAACCGTCCCGGACCAAAACCAGGTGGTTGATCCTTCTGTAAAGGTTTGATTTACTGTTGGGCTGTTAGGAAAATTAATCGCCATTTTTTAATCCATTTATATATTTAATTATAATGTTGAGAAGTCTTTGACTACTATGGTACCAACCATTCCTGCGTGAGCTCCACACTGATATCTGTAATTTCCAGAAATACTACTAGGTATTTTCCAATATAATGTTCCTTGTGTTTGTCCTTGAGCCGACGAACCAGTAGCCACAGTACCATTAGTAGCAACATGAACTAAACCAGTATTATAATTAGTGCCGCCGCTATCCTGAATTAAAAAAGGATGTCCGGTGACATTTAGATTAAATGCTATAGTTGTACCATTTATAGCATAGATAGTAGGATCATCTGTAGTTCCGTATTGATCAAATCTGTAAGCTACTGCACCGTTATTTGTCACAGTCAACATAGATATCGCTGGTAGATAAATTTTATCTATAGTCAGCGATGCTGTAGAAACATCAGATAATCCGGTAAAGGCAGTGGCTCCTGCAGATACAGTGTTAGTGATGGTAACAGTGTCTGAAGAAGAGTCTGTGGTTATAGAAATTCCTGTTCCTGCAACAAGGGTTATCGTGTCGTTAGTAGAATCTGCCACTACGTTGCTCTGTCCTGCAACTGCAACTGTGCCGAAAGCACTGGCACCACTTGCAGAGTTAGTAATAGTTATTGAATCAGACGAAGCATCTGTAGTTATTGTTATTCCTGTTCCTGCTACTAAAGTCAATGTATCGGTGCTGCTATCGGCTACTACATTACTTTGCCCTGCAACCGAGATTGTTTCAAAACTATTACTTGCTGATCCTCCACTGGCAGATGCTGAGATAGTTATTGTATTAGCATCGGTTCTAGTAAGGGTGACATTTGATCCAGCTGCTAATTTTACATCGTCGGTGCTTGAATTAGAACCGGTCAATCGTAAATTTACTCCTCCGGTAGCGGTTTCTGCCGAGATTCCGTAAGTTACAGAAGATATAGTTATAGAATCTGTAGTAGAATTAGTTGTGATACTCACGCCACCGCTACCTGTTAAGGTTAAGGTATCGTTAGCAGTATCCGCTATCACAGACGATTGTCCAGTAACCGCGATCGTATTAAAAATATTTGGTTTATTACTTAAGTTAGTAAAATTTAAGTAATAAGTACTGTCAAGACCGTCTAATGTATCTGCATCAGTGCCGCCACCGCCGCTGGCAACATCAGATGCCGGTACCCAATTTGTACCGTTCCACTTCAATACCTGACCAGCAGTAGGGGGTGTTGTTGATGTATCTACATCAGTTAATGAATTTATTCCGCCAATAACAGGAACATCGCTGGCATTCGCAAGTGCTACCCATTCTCCGGCATGAGCAAAATACATTTTACCATCAGCATGACTATGTGCGATTGCTCCGTGATAAGTAGAAGCGTTAGGAAATCCGCCCTGGTTAGCATAATAAAATGGTATCACACTACCAGCTGCCGGGGCTGTAATTGCTCCATCGTCTCCTATTGTAACAGGACTAGTTTGAATTAATTTGCCTGTTGCTAGATTAAATCTTGCAATTGCATTATCTGTAGAACTTGCTGGTCCCGATACGTCTCCGCCACCTCCGCCGGCCGAAGAATTGTCTGTTCCGTTGACCCAAATACTACCATTATATTTTAAAACTTGTCCTGTAGTTGGTGAAGTAATGGAAACGTTAGTAAGATCGTTTAATGATGTGGCGCCGCCACCTCCGCCACCTCCGCCACCGCCGTATACTAAAGAGGTAGGCTGCACCCATTGACTGCTATTTCCATCGTTATAATATATGAATATCTTGCCTGTAGCAGTATTAAACCAGATGGTTCCGGGATCAACACCTTCCGGAGGAGTATCTCCCAATGCTGCTCCGATTACTCCCTCAATATTTTCTAAATCGGCACGTAATAACGAAATACCGCCGGTACTAATTCCGTCATACAGGCGTAAACTGTTGCTGTCTTCGTCAAAAAATACTTCTCCTCGAGATCCTGTTTTTCTATCTAAGAAATCGGCATCTCTAGGAATAATTCTAAAGTAGTTGAATGCTTGCATACTGTTATTTATCCTGTGTTCTAAGTTCTATATTCCGCCTTATAAATATTAACATGATGACAGATTTACCCGTATTTGACAAGGACTCTACAGTTTTTCCTTATTTCCTGAAGGGCCTCAAAACACTGCTGGAAAAATACTCTACTGAAATAGCCAACGCTGACGATAAATGGGCTAGAGTAAAAGAACTTTGGTTGAGAGAATACGATTCTCAATTAATCGACGAACAAGGTTATTTTTCAAATATACGATTTATCAATCCCGTCGATTGTATGAAATTTAGTCTTACTTTTTATTAGTTGATTTTTATAGTAGACAACGGAATTTCTATGTTGTATTTTTTGAGTATTTCTTGAATTTTATCTGACGATTCGAAACCATAAAATTTTAAAAACCTTTTATCTGTATCTCTTATAAAGGGATAATCGATAATATAAAATTCACAGTAAGGATCCCAAGCTGCATATACTCCGATAATTCCAGGATCATAATAGATTTCTTCCCAGACACGTATGTCTTCTATATCAGGGTTACTATTTGAATTCCAAGGATCACTTGGCGGAGTTTTTAAGAAATTTTTATCATAATTTCTCTGAGACCAGCTATTATTCTCGATATCAAAATTTGAAATAAACTTAGCTACCATTATAAAGCCACATTTCGTCGTCTGCTACCCAAGTTTTGTAAAGACAAAGATCTATTCCTAACTCTTTAGATCGTTTATAGACCTTTTGCTGTGCGCCGGGACCGTAATAGGTTTCTATGATCTTATCGTTATATCTCTGTCCTTGCTGTAGAGGAAGCCAGCCTGTTGTCACCATATAAAATTCTGCAAATGGTGAATAAGATGCGTAGACGCCTATCCCGTGACCAGCTTCGTATAATATTTCCCAGATATCAACATCTTCTATCTGCATTTCTCTAGAATAATCCCATTCTTTCGAAGCTGGTAGCCAAGGGGTATTTCTATCTAGATGGTTTCTATCAAATAGTTCATCTTGATCTCTTGGACCAAGTATATTATGTGTGGTTTTAAAAAGAGGCATTATGGAAACGGATAACGAACTATTACTATCCCAGGAGCGCCGAAGCCGCCAGGACCTGGTCCCGAATTGCCCGATCCTGATACTCCTCCACCGCCACTACCGAAGTTATTTCCGTAATAAGGAGCCGGAGTTCCTTGTCTAGGGTAAATGATTCCCCATCCTCCCGGCCCGCCATTGCCAGGGCCACCAGCACCGCCGGGTCCAATTCTCGGACCGGCGCCACCACCGCCTCCGCCAGCATATGTAGTTGCATTTCCTGGCCAGGTTGTGCCAGGGCCGCCTGTCCCACCAGAACTAGGACCTGGTTGCCCGGCCCCACCGGAGCCACCACCGCCTCCTCCTCTTCCGGATGAGCTGCTGCTCTGTCCGTGTCCGCCCGGATTTCCTTGTCCTGGAGTTCCGCTAGTAGGAGAACTAGTATTTACTCCGCCGCCGCCAGCAGATCCGCCCGGATTTCCGTTAGTAGTATAAAACCCACCACCTCCACCGCCGGTGGAAGAAATCGGTCCAACAGATGATCCGCCGCCGTCTCCGCCCGGGCCGCCCGGTCCGCCGTAGCTGCTGGGTTCGAACCCGGTGCCACCGCCGCCAACGGTAACAGGAGTGGTTCCAGTGGTTAGAGTGAATGTTCCTGACCTATAGCCGCCTGCTCCGCCCCCGCCGCCCGAGCCGCCATCGTTTCTTTCGGCGCCGCCTGCTCCGCCGCCTGCGACACAAAGATATTCAACCATCATTCCGCCGCCCGCGCCTCCCTGAAGATTTAGAATATTTGGACTAGATAGGTTCCTTAAAAAGAGATTGGCTTCTCCTACAGATGTAAACATATGTATTTTATAGCCCCCTGCAGTATAAACTTTATCTCCTCCAGTTAATTCCCAGCGAGGTTTTTCAATTTTTAGCTGTTGTTCTTTGGCGTGATTTCTTCGAATAGTAGTTACAAATGGCATTTTTCTTTCCTAAAGGAGTGATATAATATTTAGTATTTTTTTATTTCAATATTTAGTAAAAACTTGTTTTTGACAATTAAATAGCTATTATTAAAGGACTTAAGATGACCCTTCAAGTAAACGGATTTTTTCCTGGAGAAATCGAACCTCACACTATTGTAGGTGGTTGTATAGCTATTTACGAAAATGTGTGGCCAAACCCAGACGAAGCTATAAAATTAATGGAAAGAGAAGTATCTAATCCTAATTCTGGAACATATTGGCAGCAGGCAGAAACTATAGACAGCGGAGCTTATCAGAACTACAGAACTAATAAGTTAATGCCTGTTACTCACCTTGCCTATATATCTAATAATCCTGCATTACAAAATATACATAATCAATTCTATATGCTTTTATTGGCTGCTTCAAATCCTTATGCAAAAAGATTTAGAATTAAAGAGCAGCTTTTTCACGAGCATTATCATATGTTAAAATATTCAGAGGGAGAAGAGTACAAACCTCATTACGACGGCGGAACGGTCATGGGAAGATCGATATCTGCTATCTGCTATCTCAATAATGATTATGAGGGCGGAGAATTAGAGTTCCCAAATTTTAATTTTAAGATCAAGCCAGAGCCCGGAATGTTGGTTTTATTTCCGTCTAATTATGCTTACGAACATATCGCGCATCCTGTAAAATCGGGAACAAAATATGCGTTAGTAACATGGATCAAGGATAGAGACATATAATATGTATTTTCCCACATTATGTGTAGATAACTTTTACACTTATCCTGACAAAATTAGAGAATTTGCGCTATCATTAAAATTTGAAGAAACGACCCAGATACCCTGGCCAGGCAAAAGATCAAGATCTCTCGATTCTATTGACAGCGCATTCTTTAAAAATTTTTGCGATAAACTTTTTTCTTTAAATTTTGATCTAAAAAAAACAAGCAGTTTAAAATATTCTGTAGAAACTTATTTTCAAATAATGGAACCAGGTCAGTATGATGACATCAATCAAGGATGGGTACATTCTGATTATCGAACTTACGCCGGTGTAATTTATCTAACGCCGGATATCGATCTAAATTGTGGAACATCGATATTTAGATCTAAAAATTATTTCAATAGTCCGATAAATTTAGAAGAAAAACAGGATATGTACCTAAACTATCAATCCTCAAAATCCAATTATTATAAACAAAAGATACAAGAAAATAATGAACTTTTTGAGGAAACTATTAATTTTAAAAACATTTTCAATCGACTTATTGCCTATGACGGGTTCCAGTATCACGGGGTTAATAAATTTACAGGAAATGATAATCAACCAAGATTAACCCAGGTATTTTTTATACACGAAATAAGCTCAGATTATTTTCCTGTTCCTGCATCGAGACAGATACTATTATGAATTTTAAAAATTTTTTTATTAAAGAAAAAGAAATAATTTTAGAATGTTTTACTCATTTAAATCATGCTTACGATTATGCTAAAATAGATCAAGCATCTAAGTATGTTCCTGATTGGTGGAAGAAAACTCCTGGTCAACTACCAGAACTAACCAAAGGTGCAACTATAAAACATTGCACTGGATTTATCGATTATTACAAAAAAGGAATAGTGATTCCTTCCTGGTTTGAAATGGAGTTAGAAGTTGCTCCGATTGGAGAATATCCGGAATGGCAGTGGCGGTCATCAAATTCTGATCTGGATACTAGTCATTCGCACGTTCAAAGACAATTCGAGGGATTTTCGGGTCAACAAGGACACAATATAAAAATTGTATCTCCTTGGGCTCTAAGATCAAATGAAGAAATTTATTTCACCTGGACTGAACCGTTATGGAATATGGTTGATTATCAAGACACGATTTCTATTTTACCTGCAGTTGTGAATTACAAATATAATCACGCCACTGAAATCAATCTTTTTGTGAAACAAAAGAAATATCATCAAAAATGTACTATTCCAGCACTAAATCCGTTAGTAATGATGCATCCGTTATCCGAGAGACCGGTAAAACTAATACATCATTTAGTATCTAAAGAAGAATATTCTAGATTGTTTGGAATTGACAAGATGATTATGAGAGATACCAGCCATGATTCTTCTCAGATCTATAATCGAAAGAAAAAATTACATCAAAAAATAGAAGAAAGAGAAAAAGGATGTCCTTTTCACTCCAGGGGAAAATAAATGAATAATGATTTTTTTATCAAAAACGGTTATGTAGTCGTGAAATCTGCTTTATCTCAGGAACTGAGAGATTTTATAACCCAATATGCGTTATTCGATGAAATGCAGGATTTCACACCCGAAAAAAAGTTAAGAGGAAAAGAATATGCTCAGGTGGCCGAGGCACATTCTAAATATGGTGATCCTGCAATGGAATCTCTGTTGTTGCATATGCACCCGGTGATGGAGAGAAGCACTGGACTGAGATTATATCCCACATATTCGTATTACAGAGTTTATAGAGATAGAGACGATCTACAGCCGCACGTAGACAGACCGAGTTGCGAAATTTCAGCTACCGTATGTTTAAATTACAATTATGATGATAAAGATTGTTGGCCGATTTATATGAATGGATCTGAAGTAAAATTGTATCCTGGAGATATGGTTATTTACAGAGGCTGCGACTTAGAGCACTGGAGGAATGCATTTGAAGTAGACCAAGATGCTTGGCAAGTACAGGCATTTTTACACTATGTAAATGCAGATGGTCCTTATTCAGAATTTAAATTTGATCGAAGAGAATCTATAGGAACACTCGATAAACCCGATGTCCAGATAGAACAAGATCAAGCGAGTCATCAAAAAAATTATATTATATTTACAAAATGATAGAATCTTGGTTTCCAACATTAATTTATAACCATTTGATAGAGTTTGAGCATAATCAGTATCTCAAAAAAATCGCTTTAGATATCTATGAAAAATCTAATAAAAATGTCACGACTAAATGGGCCTGTGATACTTTTAATACTATAGGGCATTATGATTACAGAGATGCCAATGATCCGATAGTAAATGATCTTGTGGAGATATTTAGACTTAAGGTCTACGAATTCAGCAAAGTCTACGGAATTACTTTACCTATGATTCATCTTCATTGTAAAGATCTTTGGTTTAATGTTGCCGAACCCGGAGCATATCAGGAATATCATCAACACACAAGATCTCATTTTAGCTTAACTTATTATGTTGATGTTCCTACAGATTGCGGTAAAATAAGATTTCGAAGTTTTGAAGCTCTTACCGATATGTATACTTTGCCTATTGAATCCCATAATGAAAATTTAACCAGTTGGAAAACCTGTGCATATGAACCTGCAGAAAATTTACTTTTGATTTTCAGATCAAATTTGCCTCATATGGTTGAAAAAAATCTTAGCAACAAGCGGAGAATTAGTATAAGTGCTAATTTTGAATTTGCATGATAGAATTACTGCATTTTGAAAATTTTGGAATATTAAAATGCCAAATACCTCAATCATTATTGGGCAAGCTACAACAAGAAGCATCATCGGACAACAATACTGCGCATCCTACAGCTATCGACGGTAACGGAATTCCTAAAACTATTAAACTAGAAAAGAATTTAGATGAATTTAAAATGTTTGTAAAGGGTATAAGTAAAGAATTTATCAGTTCATTTCCTAGATATTTTAATAGTTTCGATCATTGTACTCATAATATGCCCTTGTATTTTAATCAACCTTGGTTTAATCTACAAAAAAAATATGAATTCGTACCGAATCATTTCCATGAGGGCTGCATAAGTTATGCTTCCTGGATTCAAGTTCCGTTTGAAATCAAAGACGAGCACACCAAGGGAAAAAACAATTACAGCGGATGTTTTGAATTTTCCTATATTTCAATGTTAGGTAACATCATGCTTGAGAGATTGTATATTGACAAATCTTGGGAAGGCACGTTAATCATGTTTCCTAGCAAATTAGTTCATTGTGTATATCCGTTCTACTCCAGCGACGAAGTAAGGATTTCGTTGTCTGGAAACATATTATTTGATACGTCCAAATGAAATATCAAATCACAGATAATTTTGTAAACTATCAGGAATTTAAAAAAATTCAGGAAATATTGTTGACAGCAAATTTTCCGTGGTATTTAAATTCTAATAAAGTTCAAAAAAATTCGGTGGTTTCTGACTTACATAATTTTCAATTCACGCACACATTTTTTGACGAATATAAAATCCAAAGTAATTTTCTATATCTGTTAGAACCTTTATTAATAAAAATAAATCCTTCAGCTATCGTTCGAATAAAAGCTAACTTGCAAACAGTTACAGATAAGGTTATTGTTTACGATATGCACAACGATGTTAATGATTTTGATGGAGAAACTGCAATATTTTACATCAATACTAACAATGGATATACTCTATTAAAAGACGATAATGTCAGAGTAGATTCGGTAGAAAATCGATTGTTGACATTTCCTGCAGAAACAATGCACACAGGAACCAGCTGCACTGACCAGCGTGTGCGCTGTGTTATAAACTTAAATTACTACAAATGGAAAAGTTTAAAGTAAGATAATTTTGCCGGGCTCTGGTGGGGGTTCTTTATATAACCACATATCGTGATCATCTACCCATTGTTTTTGTACGGTAATAGGCATTCCTAACTCCCTTGCTCTTTTATAAGCTGCTTCCATAGAGCCTGGTCCATAAAAACATTCTATGTTGCTAGGTCTTTCTACTATCCATTCACCGGTTATCATGTAAAATTCAGCATAGGGAAGATATGCTGCATATAATCCGATACCGCCTGTGGCGTAATAAATCTGTTCCCAAATTTCTACATCTTCGATTTTCATCTCCCTACTGTAGTCCCAGTCTACAGTAGGTGGTGCATAAGGAGAATCGGTGTCCATCCAATTTTCATTGAACAGTTCTTCTTCCCAGGGAGTTTTTAAGATGTTGTAAGTGGTTTTAAAAGTTGCCATATCAAGTGAATGGATATCTAACTACTACTAGACCGTTTGAACCATAACCCGATCCGTTCCAACCAATGTTAGGAGACCAATAACTTCCAGCACCGCCACCTGATCCAAAATTTGATGAATATGCGTGTGTGACACCCCAACCTCCTCTAGGATCTTGGCTGTAAGAATAATAACTATAACCCCAGTTTGGAGTTGATCCGTGGCCTCGGCCACCGCCATGCGCACCGTCACCTCCGGTTTCTGAAGAATTTCCTCCACCGCCTCCACCGCCAGCTCTAGTAACTGCTGATCCTGTGATAGAGCTCGATGTGCCAAATCCTCCCTGATGGATCGGGCCTGGGCTGCCGCCGGCAGTTGATGATCCGCCACCGCCACAACCTGACCAATAAAAGGCTCCGGGTGAGCCTGGAGTTCCTTGTCCTGGAGTTCCGTTTCCTGCTGGATACCCGGCTCCCGAGCCACCGCCTGAGCCACCCGGTTGACCGGGAATACCGCTGGTATAACTTGAGCCACCACCACCACCGGTGGATGTAATAGATCCCATAGTAGAAGGACCACCAGTATTAGTGCCGCTGCTGTAGGATCCGACAGGAGGACCTCCGGCTCCTACGTTTGTAGGTGTGGTTCCAGTGGTTAATGTTACTGTTCCTGATCTATATCCGCCAGCACCACCGCCACCGTTACCGTTGGTCGAGTTGCTATTACCGCCCGAGCCTCCTCCAGCGATAACCAAATATTCAACCATCATTCCGCTAGCAGCAGTCTGTAAAGCTAGAGCATTATCTTTATACTGATCTTTTAATTTTACATTTAGTCCGGATTCTCCCACGGATGTAAACACGTGGATTTTATATCCTCCAGCAGTGTATACTAGATCTCCACCGGTAACCTCGAAAATATCTTGTTTTCGAATTTCTACTGGCTGTTCTCTATTTACTTTGTTTCTTATTGAGCTTATGAATGGCATTTTTTCTCTCTTTACGATGCTACTAGGGACGAACCGCCTGTGCTGGTAAATTCGTGACGTCTAAATCCACCCGCTGTAGTCACTGAACCTCCAGTCACTGTTAAGGTTCCGGCCGTAGCTATATGAAATACGACCCAAGAATTCGTATCTCTTTTTCTTATATATAGTTCTTCATTTTGGGCCATGGTTCCTGTAGCTGTTAGGGTAACACCCGCATCACCTTGAAGTGTTACGTTAGCAGATCCTAATCTATAACACCAAATAAATGTGCCCGTAGGAAATGCGACCGCTGAGTTTGTAGGCACGGTTAATGTTGCTGTTGAAGAATTATTCATAGTGATCACACCGCCGGCATCAGTTAATTGCATAGTATAACTGGCAGTTTGTATATTTTCTGGTCGAAGGCTGTTTGCTTTGCCGTTGACCTGTAATGCACTGATCGTTAATAGTCCTGTACTGGGCTGGAAAGTTAATTTTGTGCTAGAAGTTCGTACTGCTGTTAAGT